TCTCGTCGAGGTGTTCCTGCCCGCCGTCGCTTCGGTCGCCGCGGCGACGAAGACCGCCGTCATCGACCCCGCGGCGCTCGCCGGACTCTCCCGCGTGGGGGAGCTCGTCGACCTCTTCGCCGGGGTCTGCCACGTGGATTGGGACAAGGGCGGGTCGACGGCTCACGTGCCGCTCGCGCCGTTCCTCGACGCGGTCTTCGCGCGCCGGAACGCGGCGCTCCTCGGTTGGCTCGCGGCCTGCGTGGAATGGCAGTTCGCGGATTTTTTCGACGCGAGTGGCCGTGTCCTTCTCGAGGAGGCGGCGAGCCGATTCGGATCCCTGCTGGAGTTAACTGGCGGATCTGGCGGGTCGTCACCGACCGGCGGATCCCCGACGGGTTGACCGAGATCCTAGAGACATGGTCGATCGTTGATCTGTACGAAGCCAACGGGGTTTTAGACGCGATAGACGCAGCAGAGGAAAGGGCTCGAGCCCGTGGCAATCCGTGAGCTCTTCGCCCGCTTTTCGTTCGCCTGGGACCAGGGGACGCTTGCGAAGATCACGGCTGCGAGCGCCCGCGCCGAAGCGAAGGTGCGCGGGGTTGGGCGCGCCTTCGACGGGGCGGCTCAAGCCGCGACCGTCGCGACTCCGGCGCTTGCCGCCGCGGGCCCCGCGGTAGCGCAGGGGACGGCCGCCGCGGGCGCGGGCTTGGCGCGGCTTACCGGGCGCCTGGCAGCGCTCCGCGCGGCGTGGGGGCAGGCGTTCCAGGGCACCGCGCCGACGGCCGCCGCGGCGGCGCTACAGCGCGCGGGGGGCGTGGTCGGGGGGCTGGGCGCCCGGCTCCGAGAGCTCGGCGCGACGTGGCGGGCGGCGCTTCCCCCCGGCCCGGTGCAAGCCGTGACGGCGGCCCTGGCCGCCTTGGGCGCGGCGCAACGGGCGGCGGGAGCCGGCGCTGGGGGCTTCGCCCGGGGGATCGCGCAGGGGACCGCCGCGGCACAGCAAAGCCTCGCCCGGCTCACGGAACGGATCCGGGGGTTCCGCGCGGCCTGGTGGCGGGCGACCGCGGGGAACGCCTTGCTGCAGCCCCGCGTCCAACTGCAGCGCCTAGGGCTAGCGATCGGCGGCGTCGTCAACCGGCTACGCGCGATGGGCGCGGCCTGGCGCAACGCGCTCCGCCCCGGCCCGGCGCAAGCCGCGACGGCGGCCGTGGGTGGATTGGGCGGCGCCTTGGGCGGCGTGCTCGGGTCGCTTGGCTTGTTCGGCGGCGCTATGGGTGCGGTCTTCGCCGGGCGCATGATCCTGTCCGGGATCAAGAACACGCTTGACCAGGCCGACGCCGTCCGGGACATGTCTCAACAGCTCGGCGTCACGGTCGAGGCGCTGCAGGGGCTCTCCGCCGCGGCGAACATGAGCGGGATCTCGATCGAGGAACTGCGCGTCGGTTTCACGACCATGACACGAAATCTGGGCCTCTTCGCCGCGACGGGTAAGGGTCGCGCGAAAGACGTTCTACAGGAGATGGGGCAGGGGATCGACGAGATCGAGGGGCGCAGCCCGGATCAGCTTTTCTGGCAGTTCGGCAAGGCGATCGCGTCGATCGAAGACCCGGTCCGGCGCTCCGCTTTCGCGCAACGAATCTTTGGCGAGGCCGGCGCGAAGATGCTTACGATGTTCCGGGGAAGCGCCGAGGAGATCGACGCGCTTCGAAAGAGCACCCAGGATCTCGGGGTCGTCTTCTCGTCGGAGTTTGCCGACCAAGCGGACGAGGTCAACGATCAACTCTACCTAGCGGGGCTGCAGTTTCAGCGGCTCAAGGTGTCCCTGGTCGGATCGGTCGCGCCGGCCATGCTCTGGATCTCAAGCCGCGCGATCCAGGTCGGGCAGGCGCTCTCCCGTCTCACGGGGTCGAGCAAGATCCTTCAAGCGTCTTTCGTGAGCGGCGGGTGGATTGCCTTCGTTAAGCTACTCGGGCGCCTGCTCGGGGGCGTGGGCGGGATCAAGGGCGCGCTCGCGAAGCTCTGGCCAACGCTCCTCGCGATCGGCCGCGTGCTCCTCCCCTGGATCGCGTGGGCCTTGATCCTGGACGATATAATTACGTTCCTTACCGGGGGAGACTCCGCCCTGGGGCGGTTCCTGGATCACGTCTTCGGGGCGGGGTCGGCGAAAGCGGTTCTCGAAGACTTGCGCGCCCGGTGGGCGAAGATCGTCGAGTGGCTTCGCATCGCCGGGGCCGCCGCGCGGGAATGGCTCGCGACGACGAGCGATAGCACTAAGACGGCGCTTGCCGTCGTGGGCGGCTTCCTTCTATTTGCTTCGACCGGGATCGGACAGCTCGTGATCCGGCTCGCCGTGCTCTCCGCGGCGTGGTTACTGCAGGCCGCACGGACCGCGACGGCGGCGGCGTCGTGGGCGGCGGCCCGGGTGTCGGCGCTCGCCCTAAGCGGGAGCCTTGGGGCCATGGCGGCGGCGGCCGGGGCGGCGGCGGCGGCTATCGGCGGGATCTGGCTGGCGTGGGATCAAGGGACGAAGCTCCTCGAGGAAGTCGGGGGCTGGGAAGGCTTGCTGGCCGGGGTGAAATCCCTCGCCGGCGGGGAAGGGCTCTTCGCCGGGGTGGACGCGGTCGCGAACGCGAAGGCCCGCGCCGAAGCGAACAAGCGAAACCGGGACAAGGCGATCGCCCGCGCCGACGCGCACGGCAAGGGCTACGGGACGCGGCTCGACCCGAAGACGGGCGCCGTGATCGCCCCCGAGCCGGCGCTTCCGTCGGCGTGGGACGCGCCCGCCGCGGCGCCGCTCAC